GACCGTGATCGACGACTGCTACGAGTTGGCCCTGCCGCTGCGGCAGCGCAACCCGATGATGGGCCACAACGGCCCGCCGGACACTGATCGCCTCTTCGACAGCACGGCGGTGAGCGCGGTCCAGGGCCTGGCGTCCCAGACCCTGGATGACGTTTGGCCGGCGGATCAGACCCCCTTCATGCTCAAGGCCGGCAAGCGCGTGCCGGAGGAGAAGCGGGAGGAGATGAACCGGCGGCTCGCCTCGGTCAGCGAAGACGTGATTGAGGTGATCAACAACAGTAACTTCCGTTCCGCCGGGCATGAGTGCTTCCTGGATTACTGCATCGGCACCGGGATCATGCTCATCGAGGCCGGCGATGCCCTCCGCCCGGTCAACTTCCGCTCCATCCCCCTGACCGAATGCGTGCTGGATACTGGCCCGCGCGGTGAAGTGGACTGCCTGATGATGGAGCGGGAGATCCGGCTGGGCGATATCCGCAAGCTGTGGCCCAAGGCGCGGCTCTCGGCGGACATGGCGCAGCGGGAGGACACCGACCCCGACCAGAAGGTCCGCATCCTGGAGGCCATGGAGCGCGACTGGTCGAAGCGGAACGTCGAGGCCTGGGTTCACTGGATCATCTGGAGCGAGAACACCAACTCCGGCGTGCTGATCCAGGAGCGCGACGAGGGCGTGGGCAGCTGCCCCTTCGTGGCCGTCTCCTTCACCCGCGTCTCCGGCGAGGCGATGGGCCGCGGCCCGGTGATGATGGCCCTGCCGGACATCCGGGTGGCGAACAAGCTGGTCGAGCTGAACCTGGAGCACGCCGACCTCACGCTCTCGGGGATCTGGCTGTACGATGACGACGGCGTGATCAACCCGGACACGGCCATCCTGGAGCCGGGCGCGCTGATCCCGAAGATGCCGGGCACCAGCCAGGGCCTGCAGAACATCGGCCCCTCGGGCAACTTCCAGGTGGGCCAGGTCACGCTGCAGGAGCTGCGGTCGGCGATTAAGGACCACCTCTACGTCAACGACCTGGGCGACGTGAACCGCTCGCCCAAGACCGCCCAGGAGATCAGCCAGCGCACCGCCGACCGGGCGCGCCGCCTGTCCGGCTCCTATGGCCGGCTGCAGACGGAGTTCCTGTTCCCGGTGGTCAGCCGGGTGTGGTGGCTGCTGAAGAAGGCGGAGGGCCAGTCCGGTCTGCCGCCGATCGACGGCGACCAGATCAAGGTCAAGCCCCTCGGCCCCTTGACCCGGGCGCAGGCGCAGGACGACATCCTCCGCCACGTCAACTATATCCAGACGCTCAACCAGCTCTGGGGCCCGCAGGCCGCGCTGATGCTGACCGACCCCACGCTGGTGTCGAAGTACCTGGCGGACAAAATGGGCTTCGATGCGCAGCTACTGCGCCCCGAGGCTGAGCAGCAGCAGATGCTGCAGATGGCCCAGCAGGCGATGCAGGCCCAGCAGCAGCCGGCTCCGGCCGCGCCAGCCGCGGCGCCTGCCGCATGAACATCACGGACGGGGCCGCCTGGACGGATGACATGAATGCGCGGATCAGCGAGACCCTGCTGGCCGCCTTCTCCAGCCCCGCCGGGGTGGAGGCTCTCGCCTACCTGGTCAAGATCACCCGTGGCCGGGTGCTACTCCCGACCGCCACCGACGCCGAGCTGCGCGACCTCGAAGGCCGCAGGGCGCTGGTGGCGATAATCGACATGAGGATGAACGATGCCCGATCCCGCCGCGCCAGCGCCGAACCCCAGCCCGTCCAACCTGGATCAGGTCCGGGGGCAGATCCCGCCCGCCGGGCAGCACGACCCGGTGTCCTCGACCGCACCCGCCGGCGATCCAAGCCCGCAGGCTAAGACCCCGGCCCAGCGGCCGAACGATATCCCGGAAAAGTTCTGGGACACGACGAAGGGCGAGCTTCGCACCGAGGCCCTGCTGAAGTCCTATACCGAGCTGGAGAAGCTGCGGGGCCGCATGGGCACCGACGCCGAGACCAACGCCCGCGCCAAGATCGAGGGCGAGCTGTGGGGCAAGCGGCCGGAGAAGGTGGACGCGTACCCGATGGCCGGCCTGCCCGACGCGGTTGATGTCGTCATCATGGCCGAGCCGCCCGGCGCCGACTTCGTGGCCGAGCCCGGCAAGACCTACCTGCCGCTCAACCCCCAGAGCCCGACGCTGCAGAAGGTCCGCGACCTGGCGTACCGGGCCGGCGCCAGTGCCGAGGAGTTCCAGGGACTGCTCGTGGAGTTCGCCCGGGAGAACGGCCAGCGCGTGCCGACCGACAGCGAGGTGCAGGCCGACCGGCAGAAGGTCTGGTCTGCACTGGGCGAGCACGGCGAGCGGCGGGTGCAGCACCTCTGGGGAAGCCTGCGGACCACCGTCGGGCCGGACCTCGCCTCCGACCTAGAGCCGCTGCTGCAGGACGCGAAGGGGATCATGGCCCTGGAGGAGCTGGTGGCGAAGGCTAGCGGCAGCCGGTTCAACCCGCCGGCCGCTGGCTCGGGCCAGTCGGGCGCCCTGACCGAGGCGAGCGTGCGCGCGATGCACAGCGATCCCCGGTATCAGGCGGGCGATCCGACCTTCTTGGCCGAGGTGGAGAAGGCCTGGGCGACCCTCTACCCCAACTGATTTCTTGACGGCCGCCGCAAAACGTGAATAGGGGAATGGGCAGAGGCTGAGACGACGGCCCGCCCATTCCCCCGCCGGCCCTTCGGGTAACCGGCACCGGGGGACGATAGGCGGCAAACCCGAGACAGCGGTTCAACCGTAGATCGAGGGTGCCCCCATGGCCCAGAATTCGCTCCCCGTTGCCTTCACCAAGCAGTACGAGGCCGATGTCCACGAGGCCTACCAGCGCCGCGGCTCCAAGCTGCGTGGCCTGGTGCGGACCAAGACCGGCGTGCGCGGTGCTTCGGTGCAGTTCCCCAAGTTCGGCCGCGGCTCGGCCACGCAGAAGTCCCGCCACGGCGAGATCGTCCCGATGAACCCCGACCACAGCAATGTGACGGCGGTCCTGGAGGACTGGTATGCCGGCGCCTGGAACGACAAGCTGGACGATCTGAAGCACAACCTGAACGAGCGCCAGCTGCTCATCAACACGGGCGCCTATGCCCTTGGCCGCAAGTCGGACGAGCTGATCACCAACGCCCTGAACAGCGCGACCTCCGCCGCCACAATCGGCGACGGCACCACCCCGCTGACCAAGGCCCTGGTGCTGGAGGGCTTCAAGCGCCTAAACAAGCGCGACATCCCGGACGACGGCCGCCGCTTCGCCATCGTCGGCGCCGACCAGTGGAACGACCTGCTGCAGATCCCCGAGTTCGCCGACGCCGATTACATCAGCGACGCGAACCTGCCCTGGCTGAAGGGCACCCAGGTGAAGGCCTGGCTCGGCATGTGGTGGATGGTCTTCACCGGCCTGCCCGCGACGCAGGAGGACGGCGGCATCCGGTCCAACTTCATGTTCCACGGCGATGCGGTCGGTCACGCGATCCAGCAGGAGATCATCTCCGACATCACCTGGCACGGTGATCGCGCGTCCTGGTTCATCAACAACATGATGGCTCAGGGCGCCGTGCTGATCGATGAGCTCGCCGTGGTCCGCATCAACACGAAGGAGGCCTGATCCATGGCGTTCGACCGCATGAACCTGAACAAGCACGCCGACTTCGACCGGCACCGCATGTTCCACTACAAGACCCCCGACGCGCACACGGCGGTCTCGGCCTCGGGCTACTTCAACGACGCGGTGAAGAACTGCGGCATGGAGGACGGAGATGTGATCGTCTCCGTCGGCTCGGTCGGCGGCACGAAGTCGCTCCGCATGTACGTCGTTTCCGTGGATGCGACCACCAAGGTGGCGACCACGGCGCAGCTCTCCGTCAGCTAAGGCGCCTCTCATGGAGGGCGCCCCGGACTGGGCGGCCCTGATCCGGCAGGCGCTGGCACCTGGGAAGCAAACGCCCGGGGGCCGGCGCCGCCGCCGTGTTGGGGGTGCGGAGCCCCAATCCTCGACCCTGCCGGCGGGGCAATCCGCGCTGATCGACGACGGCGGCGTTCTGCTGCTGGACGAGCAGGGGAACATTCTGACATTGGGAACGGCATGACATGAGCGGCAGCATTTCCACGAGGAAGGCATCTACCCTCGCCGCTTCGATCTTCCTCCCGCCCGTGGGAAGCCGCCCCCCCGGCCCTTCCGACGACACCTCCCTCGGCTTCACGCTCAATTCCCTCTGGAACAATGGCGGGCGCATCCATGCGCCGGTTCGCGTCGATGCCGGCCGGGCTGTCTGGCAGGAGCGGGGCGCCGGCGCGACGCCTTGCGATGCCTGCCCCACCCCTGTGGGCGCCTGGGGCACCGTGAAGCTGGTGGCGGCATATACAGGCCCGGCGTTGCGCGTGCGGCGGGTGAGCGACAACACCGAGCGCGACATCGGGTTTATTGGCGGCGATCTGGACGTCTTCTCGCTGGATGCCTTCAGCGGAGGCGCCACCCTCTATGTGCCGGTGGTCTATGACCAGACCGGCAACGGGAACCACCTGACGCAGACGGTGGCCGCGTCCCAGCCGCGCATGAATGGCGAAGCTACCCTGGATCGCCGCGGCAAGGCCCGCGTCATCCAGCAGATGGGGGCGCTGTTCGGATCGCGACAGGTGATGAGCTGGTTCGACATTCCGACCACCGTCACGTTGAACAGCCAGGCGGCGTCCATGTTCATGGTCGGAACGCTGCCCGGATGCGTCCAGGCTACGCCAATCGTCGAAATGAACCCGACCACCGGGACGGCCTATTTTCAGTGGTTCTACGGCACCTCTGCCTCGACGTTCACGCTCAACACCGCCGGGCAGACGAAAAGCTCATCGCTCAAGGTGGCGGTGAACGCGACCGTCCATAGCGTCATCGCCGGGGCCTTCAGTTCCGGCAACCAGTCGGCCACCACCAGCAGCATCGGCTCCTCTATCAACTACGCCGGGGGCAAGCTGGGGGCGATGACGGCGGGCGCTGCGGTCACTTCCAACGACACCGCCGAGCTTGAATGGTCGGCCTTCGCGATCTACGGGCGGGTTGTCTCCGAAACCGATCGGCGGAGCTTCTGCGCGGCCGCCTACCGGCGCTTCGAGATCACCCCGCAGGAAAGCGATGTGGTGATCTACCGGGGCGACAGCATCCATTTCGGGCAGAGGACCACCGCGCTCTACTCGCCCATCCGCCGGCTGCGGAACATGCTGGATCTGCCGGCGCAGTACTTCAATGCCAGCCGTTCTGGCGCCACCCTCTCCGGCCTGCTGCCGGTGTTTGCGGCTGAAGTGGCCCCGCTGTTTCGGACTGGCGCCCGGAACAATGTCTTTGTCAGCGCGGCGATGACGAACGATATCGTCAACACGGGCGGCACGGCGGCGTCCATCTACGAACTGCTGATGCAGCACTTCGAGCTGGCGCGGGCCGCTTGCCCGACCGTTAAGCTGGTGGCCACAACGGTCATCGACCGGGGCGCCTTCACCGCACCGCAGCGGCAGCTGGCGATCGAATGCAACGCGCTTATCCGCGCCAATGCCGGGCGCATCAAATCCCACGCGGTCATCGATTATGCGGCCGACCCCGGGGTGGGCCTCTCGGAAGCGGATGCGGCGGACTTTTTCCCGAACAGCCCATTCAACGACGACGGGACGCATCCGAACGACAACGGGGTGCAGGTCATGGCGGCCATCGCCGCTCCTGTCATCCGCTCGGTCTGGTCCTTCTGATGGCCAAGCCAGGAGGCCGGCATGGGTGATCGTCTGGACTTCCTGGCCGCCATCCGGCGCGCGCTGGAGGCAGCCGCTGTCTCCCGCCGTCGCCGCCGGCGCCGTCGTCGGATAGGCGGCGGAGACCACGACACCAGCCCGCCGGTCCCGCCGGTCGGCACCTCCCTTCAGTGGCCCGATGGGTCGATCATGCAATGGCCCGATGGGTCGCCGGTGGAGTTCTGACATGGCCCGCATTCCTGACATCACCGATCCGGTCCCCCCCGCTGGCGCTGCGTTCCCGATGCGGACCAGCAGCACCAGCGGCCCACGCACCACGGGGGCTGCCGGCATCCTGCGCCGCGCCGCCGCCGACGGCGTGCTGCAGGCCATCCTGAGCGAGCTGGGCTACGTGCCGGCGGACGGGTCCCTGCCGGGCATCACCCTGCCGCCGCTGACCCCCAGTCAGCCGGCGGCTACGGCCGCCACCGATGTGGCTGCGGGCACCGTCCTGGCCACCCTCTCGGCGGTTCCGAACGGCGCGGTGCGGGCCATCTCGCCCAACGACGGGCGCGTGGTGCTTGATCAGTCCCAGACGACGGTCCTGCGCGGCATGACTGCGGCGACGGCCGGGACGATCATCTACACGATCTCCGACACCAATGCGGGCGCCACCAACAGCCCGGTGCTCGCCACCTTCTCGATGACGTTCACCGAGGCCGTGGTTGCGCCGGAGCCGGGCGCGCAGCGCGTGCTGGTGACCGAGCCGATGACCATGAGCGGCTCGCCCGCCGGCACGGTGACCATGTTCGCCCGGCCGTTCCCTATGGGCGAGGTCGGCCCCAGCGACACCGTGACGGTGCAGGATGTGGCGAGCGGCGACTACCAGCTGACGCAGTACGAGCCCAAGACCTTCTACCCGGATGGGTCCGTGCGGCACGCCCTGTTCGCCGTCGAGAACAAGGCGGGCAGCAACAACGCGGTGGTGCAGAAGCGCCTGGTGCTGAACGCGCCGAACCCGCCGACCGGCGCCGCGGTGGTCCTGGCCGCCAATAGCTTCCCGGTGCAGGTGACGATCACCCCGTCCGGCGGCGCCGCCCACGTCGTGAACCTGATGACCGGGCTGCCGAACAGCCGCTGGCGCCAAGGTCCGCTGGTGACGATGCAGCGCGTCGAGTACGCGGTGCCGCTGTCGGTCCTGCCGTCGAAGAATTTCCGGCTGATCGCAGATATCGCCCTGATGAAGGACGGCACGCGCTACGTCGACCTCTCCTTCCGCAACGACGACATGAGCACGACCGGCCCGCAGAACGTCACCTATGACGTGGCGGTGTCCGTCGATGGCGTGCCGGTGCGCTCCACCATCCGCGTGAACAACCAGCCCCGCTACACGATGTACGACCGCGACTATTTCGTGCGCGGCGGCGCGGCCGATACGGCCCGGCGGCCCATCCTGTGGCCCGACAACCTCTACATGGCGAAGTCCGGCATCGGCATCCCGCTGGACCCCAGCATCCCGCTGGGCGCCGGGACGCGCTCTCAGCTGCTGGGCTTCCGCGATGGCAATGCCGAGTGGGAGATCCCCCTCAGCACGCGCGGCATGACCGGGCGCATGGAGGCCGGCGGTGGCCGCGCCGACGTGGGCAACATCAATGCCTGGGACGTGGCGTGGATGATGACCCGCGACCCCGACCTGTTCGCGGTGGCGCACGGCGTGGGCGAGGCTGGCGGCGCCATCCCCTGGCACTTCTGGAACCCGACGGGCAACTCCGGCTCGGGCACGAGCAACGGCGCCTGGAACAACGTGGCCGATACCACGCTCTGGCTGGACGGCCGCGACAGCAACTACAACGGCCCGGTCGGCAGCTCCTTCGAGACGGTGGACAACACCCACCAGCCGAACCCCTGCGGCATCCAGTATGCCGTCACCGGCCGGCGCACCTTCATGGACAAGGTGGCCAGCCAGGGCGCCTGGGTGGTTGCCGTCCGCTGGCCGGGCTACCGCGGCGATGGGCTGGCGAACTATGCCACGGCCCAGGGCTGCAACATGTTCCTGAACCACGCCACGCGCGGCCAGGCCTGGGGCATGCGCGATCTGCTGCTGGCGGCCACGCTGGTGCCGCAGGCGCAGACGCCGCGCGGCGACCACTACGCCCAGGTGATCAAGGCCAACATCAACTGGCTGATCAGCCGCTTCCCGACCTGGAAGAGCACCGACGGCGAGGTGCACGGCTTCATGAACCAGTCGGTCTACGGCGACAACCAGGCTCTGGCTCCCTGGATGCAGGACTACCTGATCGGCCCGTTCTATCGGATCGAGCGCGCCGGCTTCCCGAACATGGGCGAGATTTTCGCCTTCATCGCGAACTGGCACCTCGGCCGCTTCAACCAGCCCGACAGCAAGTACTACTGGACGGACGGCGTGGCCTACAACACGCCCCGGCGCGCGTCCGCCGGCGGCGCTGAGTTCAAGACCTGGGACGAGGTGCGGGCTCGGCTCATCGCCACCGGCACCTCGAACGGCCCCATCCCGACCGACTGGCTGCAGAGCCGCGGCTACTACGGCGCCCTGGGCGTGCAGAGCATGATGTACCTGCTCGCCCGCGACCCGGGGAACGTCCAGGCGCGGCGTGCGCTGGACAAGCTGAACCAGAACCCGCCGCCCGACAGCGCACCGTCGTCGATCGGCTTCAGCACCGAGCGGCTGTTCTGCTGCATTGCGCTGCCGGGCAGCACGCGCGGCCCCGTGCCGATCGTCATCACCCCGGGCCAGACCTTCAACGGCCCGCCGGCGACCACCACGGCGTTCGCGGTGCAGACCACCGGCGGCTATCCGACCGGCTGGGAAATCACCTCGGGTTCCGGCTGGTCCATCTCCTCGGCTGGCGTGCTGACCCCCGTGGGGACGCCGAGCGAGGGCACTACCACCATCGGCGTTCGCGCCACCTCCAGCTATGGCGGCGCGGCGGCCACCGGCACGGTGAGCATCGTGATCGCCAAGGGTGCGGTGCCCCCGCAGCCCGACCCGGTGATCCCGAGCGGCCAGAACTTCAACGTCACGACGGCCGGCGGCGCCAACTTCGGCCAGGTGCTTTCGAATGTGACTGGGACCTGGAGCATCATCTCCGCCTCGGCCGGCTTCCCGATCACGATCGACAATGAGGGCCGGCTGTCCGCGCCCGCCACCGGCATGACCGGCGGTAGCAAGACGGCGCGCGTGCGGGTGCTGGTGGATGGCAACC